GTATTTCACCCCTGTAACTTGCTGATTATTACCAGTTTAGCCTATCCTTAGCGTCTAGGTAAACTTTGATTTCCTTGATAAGATTTTGGTCTAGCTCTGTACTAGAAATAGGAGAATAACATATCTGACTAATACTATCTAGTAATATGTGTACACCTTCAGACCACTCTTCAAGCTCATTAAACTTATCCATCAACTCTTGATCAAAACCAACAGCTTCTGGAACATCTAATACAAAGAGTTCACGACTCTTCTGCTGTATAGCAATAGCATCATCATTGTCTTTGCAGAAGTTATGCATTTCTACAATCTTTTCAATTGCAGAAAATATCTCTTCCTTTTTAATCCATTGACTTATGTTAATATGTACATTAGCTGCATCGAATACAGCTTTGTATTTATCAAACAAATCTAGATTAATGTCTTTAAGACAATACAGATAAGTTCTATTTTTGATATTTTGCAGCTTATCTGCAGTGTACCATTTAATTGCGTATTCATCCATAGTGTAGCCTCCATTAGGTGTTAGTTGTAAAAAGAATTCAGAAATATGTTTGACATTAGAGTTCATTGTAATATGTTTAACATTACTTTGTGAAACTCTAATAATCTGGGGAGTGTCCCAATCAAGGTTAGTATTGTAACGTACTGTTCCGTCCTCTTTAACTTCAGAAGTTGGGATAGCCCAATTAAAGAACTCACCCCTATTAGGACCATAAGTTTGTTTAAATCTAACAGGGGGTGCGTCAAAGAAAAATGCTACATCTTCACTATAGGTATAGCCATTACCCATATCTAAATATAACTGTCTTTGATTTGGAGCAAAAGGATGAATCATAGCACAAGCAGCCATCAGAGCATCATCATCTTCAGATGTACCATAGTAAGTAGTACGCTGCGTTTTCATAAGATCTTTTACCTTTGGCTCAATCTTATCTCTAATATAACGCTTGTCACTACCAGAACTATGCCAATGCTTCTGGTTGTATCTAAAAGTATATGCAACCATACGCTCTTCTATCTTACGACGCTCAGCTGGTGTAATGTTATCAAACTGTGCAATCTCCTTAGCTTTAGCAATCTCATCCTTGTATTCTTCTAGCCATTCTTCATCTATCTCTACGTCATCGTAGTTACGACTGTGAGTAGACTCAGTAATAAGCTCAAGAACTCTAGCACGCTTAGCAAGCGCTCTTTTGGTTGCTTTACTATTCTCTGGACTAATAGCAGCAGGAGGAGTCCAATTCTCTATAGGTTTAATACAAATAATAGGACCATCGCATTTATGCATAAGATACATATCCTTGTACTTGCTATGACTTTCTTCACCCATGATAAAGATATTATTCTCTCTCAATGAGGCGTAGTTCTCAATAGCATCTCTCTCGACATTATCCTCACCACTATTATAATCTCTAGTTTTTCTTATAACCTCAACCTTCATACCTGCGAATAACTTCTTTACAGATTCATTCTTAAGTCTAGGATCTGGCCCAAACTTAGGCTTGAGTGCTTCCTGATCAATGATATTAGACAATCTACCAAGCACACTACCGCTGTCAGCTTTAGTTAAGATCTCCTTACAAGCTAGTAACCAAGAAATAAAATCTTCTTGCTTAAGCTCTTCTTGTACAATCTCACTAGCCTCATCAGCAGCTGCTTCAATAACAGACTTGATGTATGCTTTAGTGTTCTCATTCCATATCACCTTCTCACGTGACGGAGTAACGTCTACACCCTCTTGCAATACAATCTCTTCACCAGTTTCTGGGTCATTGATTACTTGTCTTGCAGGACATTTGAAAGCAATAGGTCCCCACATCTGTTGCATCTCCAACTCACGGAAATCAACGAAGCCATAGTTAACACCGGTTGGTGCGCCTACGTCTTTAGTCAATACAATGTGCGGTTTACTGAACAGATATGTATTAGAGATAATCAAGTTGTCAGAGTTATGTATAATCTCAGGATGAATATTCTCATCTCTCTCATATCCATCTTCTCCTATACGCTTAAATCTAATGTTAGGCATGTACATCAGTTGCTCTTCAACAGCCTCGCGATAATCTCGTCTATTGTGCTTTTTAACACCAAACGATACTGTAGTCTGATTCTTTGCATCAGTAGGTACATAATGCACTTTCGTTCCATCACTAAGTACAATGTGTGGATTAGCTTGACCAGCTACTGGATTAAAGGCAGGTATAATAAAGTCTGTCTTGTAATTGTAGCAGTTCATTTTAAATCTTTTACCATTGTGCACAGTCTCTATAGTGTAGAAATCTACACCAGTAGACAATGCAACCTTAGCACCAAGACCAAATGCACCGAAGTTCTCAGCTGTATTACGCTTAGTTGAATAACCAAGCTCTAGTACACCCTCAAGACGACGTGCGCCAATACCAACACCATAATCATGTATAGTAACTACATCGCAGTATCCTGTTCCTTCATTCTCTTTGTATGTAATTTGTACGGTATTGTTCTCTGTATCTAAATGATCCAGGTCATAATAAGTAATGTCAAAGTTACTATCTTCATATTGATCACCGTGGCGCTCAATGTAGTAGTCAGCAGCTGTTGCTTTACCTGTTAGTATTTCTATAGCCATCTCTTTCTCACGTTGCGCGTCAGCACCATTGGTAGCCAACTCTCGTATGGTTGATGGTATAGGTGTAGAATACTGTGTTGACTGTAGTATGTCAAACACCATCTTCTCAGCGCCCTTGTTGATCTTCTTAGCAAGACCTTCAGAGCCCTTAATTTGTTTGTCAATTGTTTTGATACTCATTGTATTTGTTTTTAAGTATAGTTAAACATTCTTTTTCATAATCTTCTAATATTTCATAACTTATAGGACGTATTCTATCGTATGCGTGTGATATTATTCTCTCTCTATAGGTATCAAATCTACTATTTTTACAACCTTCTATCACCTGTTCAGGAGTACCCCAAAATCCCACAGAAACAAATTCTGCTCCTTGATTATGTCCGTACTCTTTCCACTGTAAAAATATTCCTATAATTTCCATATGATTAAATAATAAACGCACAGGATCACCTGGTTTTAGGTTCTTCTGCCACTGTTCTAACTTTGTCATGTGCATTTTGTTTTATTTGTTGCAATTCTGCAGCTAGGTTATAAAATTCAAGTTCTCTCATAAATTGATTACGAACAGTTTTGACTAGTATAAAGAATTCCAAACCATATATAGGCTCAAAAATCTTATCAAAACTTTCTAAATCATCAAGGTATCCAAATGTATTGTACCTTGTCTTTTCATATAATTCATCTAGTTGATGCATTACATCTAGGTGACCACTAGACATAGTAATCCCAAGCCCATCCAAACGGAGGAGCAATTCTTCTGTGTATTCCATAAATTAAAGTTGTTTAATTAATTCTATTGTTTTGATTACCTGACCTTGATTCTTAGGTAGGTATAGTACAGGCGGATCGCCTGCGTCTTGAAGATGTTTTTTAAATAATTTCCATTTCAAAGGAAAGACGTCATTAGCAAAGCCTTTGACTTCTATAATCCATTTACCATTAATATCTACAAAGTCTGGTGTATACGTAATATCTCTGACCTTGTCAGCATTATTTATATACTCTCCTTTTGTAGCTTTCTTATTACTTGGCTCAATACTCTCTTGCTCAAAGTGAAACCCATCCATGAGAATATATTTCTTCTTCTCATACAAACATTTTATTCCCGCTTCTTCTAATTTCTTGTATGTAAATAACTCAAGCTTAGATCTAAACTTGATTCCTTTATATACTTTAGAAACTGCGTTCCTAACTTTTTTATTACTAGTTTGCTTGGTTCTCCGTTTCACTCTTTCTTGGTATCTTAAGCCTATCGTGGTAAAAGTCTTCGTCAATATCTTTAATTTTATCTAGCATAATCACTTCTAATCTTTTTGCCTCTTCTTTACTCCCAACATCTAGTGATGTCTTAGTTCCTAAGTTTGCAAACATAGTTACAGTATCATGTAGAATTCTATCTATTTTTCGTCTAACTTCTTTATTGGTTACATATTTAAACTTTCCAGGTTCCCTGTTACTCATATTTGTAGTTGTATAATTGTTTTTAGTCCTTCTGCACTTCCAAATTTAGCTATATAATCTGATAGATCTTTGCATCCATAATCCTCTGGTAAGTATATGTTAGGCAAAGGATAAAACTCTTTGCATATTTTACTAGCCATACTCTGACCAGGGTTGTTAGGATTATTAAAGTCGTTATCGTAAAATAAAGCTACCTTTTTAAATCTACTTTGTACCATCTTGATGAACGCTTCTCCTGGCATTTGCATTTCTGATTGCAAGGCGACTGCGGGGATACCCATTTCGAACAAGCACATAACATCTTTGAGACTACTAGTAATAATGCAGAGATCCCCTCTTTCAGGTAACTGCGCAAAACCTTGAACATGCTTCTTAGTTGTGTTGCTGATCCATTTGATTTCTTCATAAGGTGAGTAGATTTTATATTTGTTACCTATTTTGTATGCATAAGTTAGCTCACAAGAAAACCTGTGTTCATTTATCCAATAGTGTGAAATAGGTGAAACCCCAAAAGTACATAAAGTTTTTTTACTTATCAAATACTTTGACCAAAACTCTGCATCTTTTTTCATCCAATCCCTAGACTTCTTCCTAATGCTAATAGCACGTTTAACTTTTACAGTCTTAGAAGATCTAAATGCCATGTACCCTTTTGTAAATGCTGTTGCACTATTAACAGATCCAAGCTTCAATCCAAAATCATTATCTATAATACGAAGAGTTTCATAAAAACTACAATTGTATTTAGTTGATATATAAGAAAAACAGTCAAAAGTGTGATCAGGGTAACCAAAGTCTTTATACAACAGCCTGCCTTTCCAAAGTATAATAGACACTGATGGGCTATTATCTTCGCGTAGATCGCTGCAGAACGGGGAACCAAGTTCTTTGAAAGGGGTACAGTAATATGAGAATATATCTATCTCTCTTATCTTGCTCAATACCGTGTCTTTTGACAAATGTACATCGCTACTTCTACTATTAATCATAAGCTTGCTAATTTAATAAAAAATGGGGAGCTGTTACACTCCCCACTTTTATATTAGTAATAATATTATGAGCTTACACCCAATCGTCTTCTTCTGAAACAACTTCTTCAGTGTCTGCGTCTGGAGCTACTACAGCTAGTTCAGGAGTAAACACACCCCATCCAAGAGTAGTGTCAAACTCAGCATTGAACGCGCCGTACTCATCGTTAAGATTCTTAGCAAAGATGTCATCTCTTTGTGGCTTTACACGACCAAATACTTTTGTGTATACAGTCTGGTACTTACCATCTTTGACACCGATCAATAGTCTAACTTCATTGCTTGCTAGTAATCCAACCAAAGCTCTCACTTCAGCTACATCACCCTTAACAATTTTAGCTATACTCTCAAAATAAGCTTCGTCACCATTAGCAACATTAGCCCACTGCTTAACAAAGTTAATAAGAGTTTCCTCACCAGTCAATGCTTTACGTAGACCCTCTTTCTTAAACCAATCATACTCAGGCTCACCATCAGCCCATGTAGACTGACCTACATTATTCATCCATTGATGCTTACCTGATTTAGATATTCTCTCTTCAGAGTTCATTAAGATCTCAAACCTTGTAGTAAGGTCATCATTCTTAACCCAGAAGCATAGTTTAAAATACTCTGTTCCATTCAAGTCTACAAAATAGTTAGGATCTTGTTTTACCATAATACCTAACTCATGTAACTCAGCTAACGTAGGGTTAACTGCAATCACTTTAAAATTAGCAAGACCAGAGTATAGTTTTACTCCACCGTTTGCTACTTCGACATTACTGTCATTGCTTTTAATAGCCATAATTTAAAATAGTTTTAATAATTAATAATCAAATTCGTCTGTGTCATCTTCTTCATCAAAGTCTTGTAACTCTGGTGTAGCTTCCACAATCATAGATGCTTCTGTATGTACATCCACATCTGGTGCAGTCTCTACAGGGATACTAGTCTGGTTAGAATTCTCAGTAATAGTATCATCAACAAAGTTAAAAGAAAGCTTTCTTATTTTTCTTGCTTTCTTACCTTTCAATGATGGGTGTTCAAACATTTGTTTTACTTCCCATGCTTCTAGGTTGTACTTATCTTTAATACCGTTACGATCAATACCATTATCCAAATCTTCTAGGATCATTGTTACTGTAATAGTTTTTGGTGTTACTGTTGCATTAGAGTTTGAAATTTCTGTTTGTGCAGTATTACCGTTTGTGCGTGCTTCAATCATTTTTTAAAATTTAAGCGGTTAATCAATAAATATTTTAGACCAGTCTAAGGGCATGGTCTCTCCCTTTAAGTGATTACAACGTGAGCCAGCTGTCACATCATCTAAAGAATTAAACGAAATCATAGTTTCATCATCTTCTCTAAATATATAACCAACAGCGTCAGCATTAGCGCATGTAATTTGCTTGATCTTACCAGTCAAATCAAGGTCCTTTACAGCAACCTCTTTGCCTTTCTTCTCAAGCATCTTATCCTTTAGGTGACCAACTAGAATCACATGATCCGCTAGCTTGTTCAATCTGTCTATCCATTTCTTGTAGGCTATACGTAAGTATAAATAGCCAGCGCCATTAGGCAATGATAGGACTGATGCACCAGGGTTCTTTTGATCAAAGTTCTTACCCATAGGAGTTTGCATGTACAATACTTTTGCTTCAGCTTCACACCATTCCTCAAGCTTTGAGATAGTGTCAATAGCAATGTAC